GTGAGCGCATCCATAACACCGCTGACCCGTTCGAAGGCCTTACGCGCGCGGGCCTCTGCGACGCGCGCGATGAAGGTCACGGGCAAGGAAGGGACGGAGCGTTACCTGCGGCGCGAAGAGGAGCACGCCGAGGCGATGATCCTGCTCGAGCTGATGGAGCAGATGGTCGAGGGAGCGCAGACAGCCTACACCGCGCTTTCCTCTCGGGTATTCGAGCTTGCCGATCTGATCACGCGTGGCCCGAATGGGCACGCCTGGAAGAACGACTTGCCCGTCAAGGAGAACGCGACCGCCGTGTACCAGGCGCTGCGCTCGCTGGTGAAGTGGCAGCTGGAGCGTGCGCGTGAAGCCAAGAAAAAACACTGACGGAGCATCGCGCTGATGGCCCGCATTTCCGCCCAGGAAGCCGGCGACAAGCGCATTCTCGCGTTCCTCGACACGATCAAGGTGTGCGAGCTCGGCGAGAAGCTGATTGCGGCCAGCGACGACGGATACAACGTCTGCGTCACGTCGACGGCTGCCCAGCCGATTCTGTTTCATGGGTACCACGATCATCCGCGTCGGATGTTCGTCGTCCACTATCCGGGCGGCACGGTCAACTCAAGCGCGGCCGGCGCCTACCAGCAAATTATGTCGACGTGGGACGATGAAAAGCGCGCGCTGAAACTTCCGGATTTCAGTCCACGCAGCCAGGACCTCGCGGCAGTGGATCTGCTGCGGCGCGCCGGCGCCATCCCGCACATCATCGCGAGCAATCTCTTTCGCGCGGTCGAGCTTGCGGCCGCACTCGGCGATGCGTCGCCGATCTGGGCGAGCCTGCCTGGCTCGAAGTCCGGTCAGCCGCAGCACGACATGGATGTCGTCGCGCGCATCTACGGCGCGCAGCTGGCCAAGTACGAAACCCTCGCGCAGGCGCTGCAATGATGCAGTTCCTGCAGTTCGTCGCCGAAAAGCTCACGCTCGAGCTGCTGTTCCTTTCTGCAGCGTCGCTTTTCGGGCTGTGGGTATTCGTCGCCATGTTGCGCCGTGGCGTGGATCCAACCGAGCTGGTGATCGGCGACGACGGCAAGCTGTCCTGGACGAAGTGCCTCGGCTGCGTCGGCGGCACAGTGTTCACCTGGGGATTTATCCACATGGTGGCCGCCGGCACGCTGACCGAGTGGTTTTTCAACGGCTTCGGGCTGATCTGTTTCGGCACCGCCTTCGTCTACAAGATGAACGCGCTCAAATCGGGTATCGCGCCGAATCAGACCACACGCGTCGACGCGCCGGCCGGCGCAAGCGTGAACATCAATGTCGACGGCAAGGCGCAGCCATGAGGGCCGGCATGAATATCCTGGCCACGATTTTCTTCCTGCTCGTGGGCGCGCTCGCGGTGCGCTGGCAACACTATCTGCAACTGATCCCGGTCGTGCTGCTGTTTGTCGCTGTGCTGTTTGTCATCGCTTCGAGGAACCGCGAAACGTGGGAGGCGCGCGATAACGCCGTCGTCTATGCGTTTATCGCTGGGGTGCTCGTCGTGTTTGCGGTTTTAGCCGAATTCGTGCTGCTCTGGGTATGAACGTCATCAAGCATATACGCCAGCCGGATGGGGCTGAGTGCATTGAATGGATAGATCCGGCCAGCGGCAACTGGTGCCTGGTCGTGGTCAAGGCGCATCCGGACTACAAAGGTTTGGTCTGGAAGTGGAACGGTGATCTCGAAAAGCCGTCGCTCACGCCTTCGATCAAGAGCACCACGTACCAGCGCGATGGCAAGACCGTTCGCGCCATCAATCACTATTTCATGACCAACGGCGTCATCGAGTACTGCGGTGACTGCACACACCAGCATGCCGGCAAAAAATTGCCGCTCGCCGAATGGAAGGACGATTGACCATGGGCATCATCACGTGGCTCCTGCAGCACACCTGGCGCGAACTCATCGGCGCAGCGGTCCTGGCCATTCTGATCATCGGCTATGTCGGCTGGCGTGAACACCAGCGCAACATCGGCGAGGAAGAGTGCCAGCAGGCGCAGGTCGCTGCGTTCAATGCAGGCCAGGCTGCCGCCGATAAGCATGCCACCGGTGCCGCGGCCGCCGTACACGCGCAATACGACCCGCTCGCCCAGGCAGTCACGGACGCCGATACGCGCTACCACGAGGCGCACGCGAGCGACGGCTGCGCGCCGGTGCACTACGAACGGAAATTGAAGCCATGAGACTTCCTGCGATCGCGATCATTGCGCTGTTTTGCTGCACGGCTGCCACGTGCGACCAGGCGCGTCCGACGCGCGGCATCGATGCGCACTGCGAGCAGCAGTGCTTCGAGCCGTGCAAGCCACTCACTGGTTGGGACGGCGATCGCGAGGAAAAGCACCTGGGTGCATTGATGGATCTGCATGACCTGCAGCTCAGCACGTGCGATGGCCAGCGCGCGTTGTGCGTCGCCTGCATCGAAACCGCGCGCGCGGCCGGCGCAATCAAGTAGGAGTTTGAATGAACATCGAAAACACCTCGCTGGTCAAAGTGCTCTGCGACATCACGCGCGCCGGCGAACCCAATCCGCCGTGCGCCGCGATCGTCACAGCTCTCTACCCCGATTCCAGCGGGAACACCAACACCGCCGTGGGTGCGGTGCTGGTCGACGTGACGGCGTTTCCGAACGGCCGTCCGCCGATCTGCGTGCAGCAGCTGCGCGTGTACGACAAGCGCAGCCAGGGCGGCCTGGTGGACGCGGATGCTCACGGCTTCGCGTTCATCACTGACGACGTGACCGGCGCGGTCGCGGTCGGCCGCAAGCAATCACCGACGCATCCGGGAGTGCCGGCATGAACCAGGCCACCAACCACTACCACGACCTGCACTTCAAGAACGTCTATGACGACGCGCGCAAGGAAGGCAAGTCGCACGAGGATGCGCAGAAAATCGCGGCCGACGCTGTGAATTTCATGCGCGCCACCACAGCCACGACACCTCCGGCTGCGGTCGATACGCCAGCGCCGCCGGCGCCGGCGTCGAAGGGCAAGAAGTAAGCGCCCGCCCCATGTCGCAACTCGACTTCATCCAGACGACCGTCTCGGATTTCTTCGATGCGCTCGTCGATTCGGATCTCGCCGACGTGGGGTTTTATTGCGTGCCACCGATCGCGCCGCCGTTTGCCGATGAAGACGGTCGCCAGATCCGAGTACTGATTCGGCGCGACGTCGCGGAGGCCGGTTCCTATGGCCATGTACCTGGTCAGAAGCAAGAGGTTCGCATTGTCAACGCCGACTTGCCGAACTCACAGAAGCGCGACGGGATCGTGAAGGTGACCTCGCTCGCCGCTGGCGAGGAGTACTTCAAGCTCGTGAGCAAGGTCAGCGACAACGGCGCGATCTCGACGTGGAGTGCTGTCCGTGTCTCCTAATGCCGATCCCGTCATCGTCGCGATCATGACCAAGCTAGCCCAGGTAATGGTCGATCAGATCTATCCAGACAACGGGTTTTTCTTCCAGGTCGACAAGGCGTCGATCGACGCTATTTCGTTGAATGATCCTTCGACGAGCGGTCAACGCGAAGACGCCGTGGTCATGATCGAGGAGGAGTTCGACCAGATCGAGGGCTCCAACGCAAACACGATCGCTGCCACGGCAACGTTGGCAGTCCATGGGCACATACGCACGGCCGCGTTCCCGGAGCTCGGCCCAACGCTCATCGCTGCGCGGTTCAGGCAGGACATCACACGTGTGCTGCGTTCCGTCAGCAAGGTCACGTTGAGTGACGTTGCTGGCAACGCGCTGTGTCGGAGTTTCGCCGTGACCGATCGTCGCGAGATCAAAGCGTCGGATATTGCGGAAGGTTATGCAGAGGTAATTGTCCGGGTCGCGATCGAATATCGCGACTCGTCACCGCCGGTTCCCGGCATTTAACCAAGTGAGGTAATGCGGTCATGTCAGGTAAAGTATTCGCGGGCAATCTACGCATTGCCCTCATCAATGCACTGGGCGTCGTCAGCGGTGGGTATATCGGTGTGCTCAACACCGTCAAGTGCGAGATCCAGACGCCGGCGCCGGACAACATCGACCAGATCAGCAAGATGATTGGCACGGTCGGCCAGCTGCGTTCGCGTGCACAGATTCCGAAGGCCTCGAACCTGGCCATCACCATCGACGATCTCAACGATCAGCGTGTGCTCGCATTCGCGTTGAATGGCCTGTCCGGCAACTACACGCAGGCGCAGGTCAATGTGATCACGCAGGCCGGCGCGACGGTCACGGACGAGGTGCACAGCTCCGGCACGCTCGGTTCCGTCATCCAGCTGTCGAAGGTGAATGTCAGCTCAGTGGTGGTCACGGATAGCGCCGGCACCACGACGTACGATGTCGGCGATGACTACACGGTGGATGGTCCGAACGGCACGGTGACCACCACGACCACCGGCGCGATCACGGGCGCCCAGTCCCTGAAGATCGACTTTGTCGCTGCCACCACCGCCGCGGAATCCGTGACGGCGCCGGCGGTTCTCGGTGACTGGGTACCGGTCGCCCACCGGCATATCAGCGGCGTGGTGGTGAAGAACGCGGGAGAGACGACGACCTACGTCGCCGGCACCGACTACACCTTCGACAGCAAGCCCGGATTCATTAAGGTCCTGGCGGGCGGCTCGATCACCGCGGGCGAGGCTCTGAAAGTCAGCTACAAGGCACCGGCCCTGTCCGGCACGCGCGTGCGTGGCGGCGTCGTGAATTCAACGCTGTTGCGTGTGGTCGTGCAGCTCGAAAATCTGGTCGACAATCGCGAGGGCTATTTCATCTGCCCGATCTACCAGGCGACGTCGAGCGGCAATAACGACCTGTTCGGCAAGCAGATGCTGGTCGCTGGCTTGACCGGCGCGATGTTCCTGCCGGAAGAGGGCACAGACGCGTTCACCGAGACCGATGGCGCGCCGTTCTACATCGACGACATCGCCGACGCGGCGTAACGGGTTCGAGTAACGGAACTGCACACGGCCAAGGATGGCCACCGTTTTCAACCCATTACCGTGAGCTGCCATGCCCGCCGATTTTCGCATCGAAAACCTCGACGCTCTTGCTCGCATGCGCGATCGGCTGGCAACGCTTCGCGAGGGCGCGGAGAAAGTAGTTTCCCGCGCGATCAGCACGCTAAAGCGCAGGTTGCCGGTCGAGGCGCGGCGCAAGATTACGGAGAAATACAACCTGCCAGCCGGCGAGGTTCGCAAGCGCCTGCTGTGTGCTGGCGACTCATCCTCCGTCACGCTCACAGCGCTGGGGCGACCGCAGACGCTGATCAAATTCGGTGCTCGCCAAAACGGCGCCGGTGTTGCTGTGCAGATACAGAAGGGCCGCACGGTGCAAATCACCCACGCCTTTATCCGCACGCCGGCAGGTGCACGTGGCGCCGGTCCGCAAGTACTCATCCGCAATGAAGCGCTCAACATAGGTTCACTGCCCGACCAGGTACAGGACATCGCTGTCGTTGATCACAACCGGCACGGCTACCCGATCGTGCTGCTTGGCGGTCCGCCGGTCGCCGAGATGCTGCGCGACGGCGACAACGAGGAGCGACTGACAGGATTCGCGCAGGAAACGTTCGCCGCGGAAGTCGACCGTTTGGCGGAGATCGCGCGTGGCAAATAATAATCGCGACGAAACAATCCGATATTCGTTCCAGGCAACCGGCAACGAACAGCTCGATGCGATTGGTAAGTCGATCGCCGCGATCGCCAATAGCAGCAGCGCGCTCGCGCCAACAGCGCGGGAAATGCTTGAGCAGTTCAATAAGTTTGCTTCGCAATCGGGCGCGGTCGAGCAGTTCGTTTCGTTGAGCGCTGCGGCCGGCGCAGTCAACGTCAAGCTTCAAACGGCCACCAAAGGTCTGGCTGATCTCAACAACGAATTCGACCGCACAGATAGCAGCAGCCGAGCGATCAACTCGGCGTTCGCCAAAGCCGAAGCTGAGGTTGCCTCGCTTTCGACGCAACACAATCGCCTGACCGCACAGGTGACCACGTCCGGCGCCGCGTTGCGTGCGCAGGGCATCGACACGGAACATCTTGACCAAGAGCACACCAGGCTGCGCGCATCGCTTGGGGGCGTGGCGGACCAGGCGGCCAAGCTTGGCCAAGAGACCAAGCATGTTGGCGACGAGACGAAAGCGGCCGGCGAGAAGGCCAAGGAATCCGGCTCGCTGTTCGGCGTACTGAAGGACCATTTGGCCGAGATCATTTCGATAGCGGCGGCCGTCGAGCTCGCGCTCAAGGGCATCGAGTTCGGCAAGGAATCCATCGGCAGTGCAGCGGCACTCGAGGCGCAGCTGTCGCGCGTGAAGGCCGCCGCTGCCGACGCGCAGGGACAGTTCGGCGAACTCGCCGAAGCGGTCGAGAAAGCCGCCCAGGCGACAAATACGACCTCGCAGGTTGCGGCCACTGGACTGACCGCTCTGGTCAACAGTGGCAAGAGCGCCAAGGATGCGATCGAAGCGCTCGTGCCGACGCTGCAGCTCGCCCGTATCGCGAACATCGATGTGGCGCAGGCGGCCGACCTGGTCGGCAAGAATCTCGATGCGTTCAACAAGCCGGCGAGCGAAGCCGCCAATGTCGTCGACTTGCTCACGGCTGCGAGCCACGGATCCGCGACCGCGTTGGCTGGCATCTCGAATGCCGCGGCGGAATTGGCGCCGGACGCGCGCGCGCTCGGGCTCGACTTCGATCGAACGGTCGGCATCCTCGGATTGCTCGCCGACAAAGGTCAGAACGCCGGCAGCGCTGTGCGCTCGCTGCGTACGGTTTTCCAGGACCTGGAAAATCCCGCCAGCAACCTCCGAGGGGAGCTGCTCGCGCTCGGAGATGGCACCGGCGATTTCAACAAGGCGATCGCATACCTCACGTCCGGCACGCCGCGCGCGACCCAAGCGCTGCAGACGCTCACTGGGGGCGCGCGAACTGTAGTTGAGTTGCTCGGCCAAGCAGGGCCGGAGGCAATCCAGAAATTCACCGCAGCGCTGCAGAGCCAGAACGGCATCGCAGCGAAGACGGTTTCAATCATCGATGACAATTTGAAGGGCGCTTACACGTCGTTTTCGAATTCGATCGAGCGCATCGAGAGCCAGCTGGCAAAGCCGGTCCTGGAGCCGTTCAAGAATGAGCTAAACAAGCTCGCCGAGGAACTCACAAAGTTTGCCGAATCTCCCGACTTCAAAGAAATTCAGGAAAAAGTTGGAGAGATGGCCACCGAGGCGGCGCGCGCTCTCGACACGTTCCTTCATGGGATCGACTGGAAAACATTTCTCGACGACGCCAAATCGTCGCTTTCCGGTGTCGTTGAAGGCCTCAAGAAGGTCGCTGATTCGGCCGGGACGATTGCCGACGCCGTGGCGAAAACGGCGGACGCGGTGGGTGGGGCTTATCACACTCTTGGTACAGCGGTAGATCTAGTCGTTGACGGCGCTGCAAGAGCTGGCGACGGTTTTGTTACGCTGTTCGAAAAAGGCGCTGCATTAACTGAAGGTACCGAAGCGGCAGCTGAGCATTTCGAGAGCCTGCATGCCGTGCTTCAATCCACGGCTAACGCGGCTGGCAATGAAGCCGCTCGCCACTATGAAAAGCTCGGCGAAGATTTGGCCGACCTTGCTGGCGATGCAGAAAAAGCCGCCGGGAGCACTGCCAAGCATGGCGAGGCTGCAGCAGCTGCGGCACCAAAGGTGGGCGCGCACGGCGATGCTACGCACAAGGCAAGCATCGACGTTGAAAACCTGCATCAGGCGCTCTTGCCGATTTCTCCGGTCATCGAGCGGGCGGCCGAATCCACCGGTTCTCTTGCTGAGCGACTTGATCGAGCATCCCGAAGCATCCTCGACCTGAAAGACAGTAGCGGAAAAACGCTCTCCGGCGTCGATGCCCTCAAGGAATCAATGAAGTTGCTGGGGACCACCAGTCAGCAGGCTCTTGAGGAGGCCGCTAATAGAGCGGGAAGGCTGTTTGCGAATGTAAACCAACTCTCCGCGGATACGGCGGCGGGTTTGGCTGATCGTCAAAACGCATTCCTTGCCTATGCGGCGGCAGCTCTTGCCGCGAATGCGCAATTGGACGATGCAGCAAAAGCCGATATTCGTGCGCGCTTGGAGCAACAAGGGTCGATCCTCGGCGTAACGATTGCATTGGGAGAGCTCGAGAAGGCGTCCGCGAGTAGCAGCGCTGCGCTTCAAAGCGATGCGCATCGCAACATTCGCTCGTTCGAAGACATGCGCCAAACTGCCTTGGCCAATGCCGGGGCGCTTTCAGGTGGCCCGGAATCTATCGCTAGTGCGGCCGACCAAGCTGGTCAGGCGTATGACCGATTCGCCGACAAGGGTGAAGAGGGTTTCGCTGATCTGACGCAAGGTATAGCCAATGCGCGCGCTGGATATTTGGGTCTGTCGCAGGCGGCAGCTGACTTCTATGACAAAGCGCTAAAAGGAAATTTCGACCTCGGTCATAGCGACGACGGATCCGGTTTCGATCGCGTCGCGCGCGCGATGGCGGACGCGATGGCGCAAACCGATGCGGCGATCGCGGCGCAGCGCAAGCAGTTGCAGGACGAGATTGCCGACATCAGCGGCGTCGGCGATGCGGCCACGGATGCTTTCGGCAATCTGAATCGCGGCGCGATAAATAGCATCGGCTCGCTCGAGGCGATGAAACGTGAAATCGAGGACGGCACGTTGCCGGCCTTCAACCTGCTCGGCAAGGCCGACCTCGCCCCGCTGCAGCAAGCGCTCGATGCCGCGATCGCACGGGCGCAGCAGCTGAAGCAAGCTGCGGAGGCCGCCGAGCAGCAATTCAAATCGCTGGCGGAGGCGACGCTCGATGCGCTCGACGCAGAAACGGGCAATTCGCTCGGCCAGGAAGAGCGCAGACACAAGAAAGTGCTCGAGGATTTGAAGGATGCCGCGACCAAAGCAGGCGATCTGAATACTCAGGCTTTTCGAGACGCGATCGCCAACGAAAACAAGCTGCATGAGCTGAAGCTCGAAAAGATCAAAGACGAACAGGACGCAAGAGACAAAAAGGGCAAATACGCGGACCCAGTCGACAAGGGCTCGAACGGCAACGCCGGCGGTGGCGTCGACTTCAACGGCGGCCGCGGCCATGTGGTGGATCTACACGGCCCGCACCGCAGCATTCGCATCAACCTGCCCGATAGCGAGCAGGGCGACAACCTCGAAGGGTTCCTGCGCGAACTCGAGCGCTCCAAGAGTACTTCGCAATGACCGATATCACACTCGTCAGCGGTGCGACCACGATCACGTTGCCCAAGGAAATGGAATGGGTCGATCGGTTCACGCGCAATCTGGTCGCGCAAAACGTCGAGATCACCGCCGGCGGTAGCCAGGTGATCGAAGAGTTTCAGCAGCAGGGCGGATTTCCGATCACGCTCGTCGCGCGCGGCGCCAATGACACGTGGGTCACTCGCGATGTCATCGCGGCGTTGCAGACGCTGGCAGACACGCCGCTAGCCGAACCCATGGAGCTCACCTACAACGACGGCACCGTGGTGCTTTGCCGCTTCCGCTACAACGGCAACACACCGGCCGTCAACGCGATTCCGGTGACCGTGCAGAGCGGCCACTTCCAGATTTTCCCCGAGGACGATGACAGTCCTTACGCCTTGACCCTCTCACTATTCCAGGCATCCGAATGACCGTCGAATTCGCACTGCTGGCCAGCCAGCGGCTGACCGATAACCCCGATGGCGGCGGTTCCATGACGTCGACCATCATCCCCGACAACGTCGCAGACAATCTGTTCGGTCCGATCAGTCGCATCAATCGCGCGAACGGCAACGTTAGCCTACGCAAGGCGATCGCGAAGGCGCTGACCGCCGACACGAAAACCTTTTTCGGTTCGCATGCGATCGTTGCGAAGCCGCCGGCGAACGATGGCGTGAGCGCGCTCATGTTCGCCACGGGCAGCTGGACCGATGAACGCGTCGACGCCGTCGATCGGCTCGAGTCGTACCTGGTGCAAGGTCCGCAGACACGGTTGTGGGCCTATGGTCAGCAGGTCGCTGGCCAGCGCTCGGTGCTGTGCTATCAGCCGGTGACTGAGCCGCTGCCGAACATCGGCGAGACCTACGTGCTGGTGAACCAGTTTGATGATCCTAACGTCGAGCAGTTCGTGCGCTTAACGTCGGTGGCCAGCACGATTCGCACGTTCATCGACAATGTCGGGCCGTATCAGCTCAACGTGGTAACGATGGGCATCAGCGAGCCGCTGCTGCAGACCTTTCCGGGCATTGGACCGACCCGGTTCAGCGATGTCACGCCGAAGTCGCTGCTCTGCACGACCAACGCCGCTGACGCGGCAAACTACTACGGTGTGCAGACGCTGACTGAGGATGTCGACTCCGGCGCCACGACATGCACGCTCACTTCGGTGTTCGGCCAGCTGGTGCCTTCCTCGGTCGGCGAGACCGCGATCACGAATGCGACGCCGCTCGGCACGTCGGCTTTGATTGCGGCGGCGGACGATACCTATACCGAATCGTTCAATTGGGTTGATGGCACGACGCATTTCTTTGCCACGCGCCCAGTGCTGCCTGGCTCGCTGATTGTTCATCGCGATGGCAGTGGATGGTCACGCGCCGACGACGGCGCCGGCAACATCATCGATACGGTCACGCATGAAGTGCTGGCCACGATCGACTACGCCAGCGGCTTCGTGACGCTACTCAACATAGGCGCCTTCAACTCCAACTCGATCAACCTGACGTACATCCCGGCCGGCGTCGCGCAGCAGTCGCCGTTCACGGCGCAGCAGCCCGTGACGCAAAGCACGCGTGGCTACCTGTATGTGCAATCCCTCGACCCGATGCCAACGCCTGGCTCACTCGTCGTGAGCTACCGCTCGTTCGGCCGCTGGTACGACCTCAAGGACGACGGCAGCGGCGCGCTCTCCGGTGCGGCCGGCGCCGGCAGCGGCCTGGTGCGCTTCGATACGGGCACGTGCACCGTCACCCTCGGCGCACTGCCCGATATCGGCAGCAATGTGGTGTTCGCCTGGGGCACGCACCAGGACTACGCCATCAAGACGGGTGACATCGCGATCGAGGTGCCGGCCGTTACGCTGCAGCTCGCGCATCCGGCAAAGCCCGGCACGATCAGCATCACCTGGTCGGATGGCAGCACGCGGACGGTCACCGACGATAGCCACGGCGCGCTCACGGGTTACGGGACCGGCACTGTGGACTATGGATCCGGACGGATCACGTTGCGGCCGACGATCCTGCCCTCGAGCAGTGCCGGCTTCTCCGTCGCGTATCAGTCCAATCCGGCGACCACGCAGAATCTCACGCCGTCGCGCACCGGCAGTGTCATCGACATCACGCTTTCATCGGCGCCGATCGCGCCGTATTCGGTGCTGATCACCTATTTTGTGCACATGCCGGCGAGCTGGCCGGCCGATATCGGCATCGGCTTCGGGCCCAGCGGCACGATCCAGATGACTGTGTACGACGACGGTTCCGGAAATCTCTACTCGAAGTTCATGCCGGGCTCGATCATCGGCACCGTCAACTATACGACCGGCGCCGTTTCGTTCGATCCGGATGCGACCGTGGTAAGTGCGCACCTCGAGTACTCGACGGGATCCGTTCAACAGTGGGATGCGGGCGCCAGTCCGCCGGCATACGGCGCGCAGCCGCAACGGGTCCAAAACAGCTGGGTACTCGACGATTTCACTGCCGCGTTCACCGACGGCGATCCGATGACGGTCAAGTCAACGGCCGCGTCGGCGTCGGCCAGCGCGACCACTGAGAATTTTTCCGCGCCGCCGGTGATCGCGGATCTCACGCCGACGACGGTCGAGCCGATCGTGCCTGGCAGCGTGCGTTTCACGTTCGCCAGCGACGTCTACGTCGATCGTGCAGGCGCGCTTTATCGCTCGATCAATCACGTGACCGGCGCCGGCATCTATGCGGGCTCGATCGACTACATCTCCGGCGTGGCCACCATTGTCAGCTGGACGTTCAATGCGGCCGTGTTTTCCATCCAATCGCTGCTGACCGCCATCGGGCAGACGCCGATCGGATACCTCGCGAGCCGCGTATCCGGTCAGGCGGTGCGGCCCGCGAGTTTTTTCATTCAGGCAAATCGCCGCAGCGACGGCACGCTGATCACAGCGACGGCCGACGTCGACGGCAACTGGTCCAATACGCACATGACCGGCCACATTGAAGTGGTCACCGGGTTCTACTCGGTGCGTTTCGGCCAGCTGGTGCTCGATTCATCGCTGACGACAGACGACAAGCTCGAGACCTGGTATGACCCTGGCGCCATCGACGGCGACGGCAAGATCTGGCGCCCGGATGAAGCGCTGCCCGGCACGATCAAGTTCTCCTGCGTCGTCGAGACGACGTTGCCGCTGAGCGCCAGCGTGCTGGGGCTGGATCCGGTGCGCCTGCCGACCGACGGCCGCGTGCCGATCATCCGGCCAGGCAACACGCTCGTATTCCGCAATCCGCTGACCTTTACCATGCCGCATCCGCTGACGGCTGGCCAGGTCGTGTCGCTGCCGCGCGATTCCCTCGAGAGCGCGGTGCTGTATGACGCCGACGGCGTCTTGGTCGATGACGCAAAGTACACGGCCGACGTCGCCGCCGGCACGATCACGATGGCGGATCCGCTCAGCTTGAGCAGCTACACCGAGCCGCTCGTATGCGTGCACGCCGTGGCCGACATGGTGCTGTGCTCCGACGTCGACATCGCCGGCGGTATCAGCTTCTCGCCGGCGCTGGTCAACGACTATCCGGCCGCCTCGAGTTTTGTCAGCTCGGCGCTGATCGCCGACAACGCCGGCAACCTGAGCGCCGGCGTCGAGAACCTGTTCACGCAGACGACGTGGAATTTTCATCCGGAGACGCTCTGGTCGAATTCGGTGCAGGGCACGTCGACGACGGCGCAGTTCAACGACATCGACTTTCCGATCCAGGTGCTCAACCGCGACACGATCAAGCAGCGCGTGGCGTTGATCTTCACCAGCGCGACCACAGGCAACATCGCGTTCGAGGAGGAGGGCATTATCGGCACGTTCAATACGTCGACTAACGTGGCGCCGGTCAATCCGGCCACCGGCAATCCGTACTTCGTGATGGATCACCTGGGCTTCGGCACGGGCTGGGCAACCGGCAACGCGATCCGTTTCAACCTGCGCGGCGCCGGCTTCCCGATCTGGTTCGTGCGATCGGTGCAGGCCGGCACCACGGATGCCGATACCGACAGCTTCACGGCGGAGCTGCGTTGGGATGAGTAACACCGATTTCCCGACTGCGCTCGACGATTTCACCAACCCGAGCGGCACCAGCAAGACCGACGGCACCGGCGTGGGAGGCCCGCCGGTGCTGCATTCGCTGCAGCATGCGCAGTTGAATGACGCGGTTGAGGCGCTCGAAGCGAAGGTCGGAATCGATGGAAGCACTGACGCGTCGTCGATCGACAACAAGCTGCAGCAGCTGTTCGGCTCGCGGATTATTTTCGGTCCGGGCGCGCCCTCGAGCGGCCTCGGCGTCGACGGCAACTTGTATCTCGACTATACCGCGCGCGACCTGTACGGCCCGAAGACATCGGGCGCATGGGGTTCCCCTGCATCACTGATTGGCGCGACCGGCGCCACCGGCCCGGCCGGAGCGACGGGCGCTGCCGGGGCCACGGGTGCCGCAGGCGCGACCGGTGCGGCGGGTGCTACGGGCCCCGCGGGAGCGACAGGCGCCGCAGGCGCAACCGGTGCCGCCGGTGCAACTGGCCCTGCGGGTGCTACGGGCGCCACCGGTGCACAAGGTCCGACCGGCGCAGGCACCTCGCTCTATTTTCGACGTGACGAGTTCACCGCCAGCGCTGCGGATGATCAGTTCATCCTGAACCAGACTCCGTATGCAACGCCGGCGTCGACTGTTCGCATCGTGGTCGATGGATTGGAACTGCCGTATTCGGATCTGACGTTTTCTCTGCCCTATGTGACACTGAATTCGCCGCTCAGCGGCGGCGAAAAAGTCGTCTGTTCGTATTGGTCGGCCGTCTCGCCGACGTCGACATCTCTCGGCAATTCGGGTTCACACGATACGTACTTCGCCAATGTCGTGTCGCTGGTCCACTTCGATGGCACAAATGGAGCAACGACGGCGAGCGATGTGATCGGCACAACGTGGACAGCCAGCGGCACGGCCGCGCTATCGACGACGTCGCCGAAGTTTGGTAGCGCCAGCGCACATTTCGCCTCTAGTGGCGGGTTCGCGGCTGGAACGTCGCCCGTTGTTGGCACCGGCGACTATACGATCGAATGTTGGATCAACACGAATGCGGTCAGCAGTGGCTCCTATTGGTCCGTGTGGACGACTGCGTCGTCGGTGCGCGGTGTATGGGTACACAACAACACCGTGGAATTCTGGGACGGCACACTGCGCTTTGCTTCGTCTGCGCTTACGTCTGGCTGGCATCACGTCGCGGTATCGCGCATCAGCAATGTGCAGACGTTGTATCTCGACGGCGTCGCGCAAGGCACGTTCTCCAATGGCACATCGTGGCAGATCGACCATATCGGCACAGATCCGGGGGGCGATCACTTCGCCGGCTACATTGACGAGTTCCGCATGACCGATACCGTCGGGCGGTATACCGCGAATTTCACCCCGCCGACCAATCCATTTCCGAACTCGTAGGACCGCAGAATGTGGGCACGCTCTACGACTCCAAAAACATCTACGACTGGGATGGCACCTACGACGGCGGCCCGGGCGTGCCGATCGGCGCGCCAAGCCACACGCACCAGCTGCGCGTGCGCTATGAGAAGGGCCAGCAACACGAAGGCGCGCTCACGGCCGTCACGCACCAGGCGCAGCCCGAACAATCGGACTTGCGTCTGCGCGGCGACGCCGGCGTTCCCTTCGACCGCCCCATGCATGCGCCCTGGTCGGCGATCACTGCTCTGCAGGCGGACGAGCGCCTCGCCTGGCGGCCGCCGCTCGATCATGAGAGCAGTACTTCAGCGCGCTGGTCAGCAACCGTTGCGCGCGATCGTGCGGTGCGCATCGGTGTCGACCGCACTGCCGAGAGCCATGCAAGCGATGTGCGCGCGCGATGGTCAGGCGTTGGGGCTGTGCAGCGCGAGACCTTATTGCCATGGCGACGCGGCCTGCCGCGCGGGCGCGCCGTGCGCCTGCGATCGCTCGAGGCGCAACCGCACAACCTTTTCCTCCGTTTGCCTTGGCGACCAGGCGCACCGTTCCGGAGCGGCTACGGCATTCCGTATGGCGGCGAACCGGATCCGCCTCCCGGCTCGGCCATCATCGTTCCGCCGCTCGAGGTGTACTCCATGACGCCGGTGCTTAGCATCTTGCGCGTGTCCGATGCGGTCGACGTGTTGGCGATCGACTGCTCCGTGAGCTTGAGTTCGGACGCGTGGGCCTGGTCATTCCAGGCGAGCATCCCGTGGAAGTGCCTGCCGCTGGTGAATCCCAACACGCACAGTTCACCGGTCGAAGTGCAAGTCACGATCAACGGTTATGTGTGGAAGTTCGTTGTCGAGGCCTTCGCCGACGAACGCAAATTCGGCGGCACCAACTGCCGGATCTCCGGCCGATCGCTCTCGGCTTATCTGAGTGCGGACTATGCGCCTCTGGTCAGTGATTCCAACGCGATCGCCGCGGACGCGTCTCAGCTCGCCGACGACTTGATGCCGACCGGATGGACCGTCACCTGGACGTCGCCGGATTGGCTTGTGGCTGCGAACCTGTTCACCTATGCGGACCTGGCGCCGATCAGCGCACTGGCGCAGCTGGCCGCGTCGATCGGCAGCATCGTCGTGCCGGATCCCGTTGACCAGGCGCTGACGATTCAGCCGACCTATCCGGTGTCGCCTTGGAACTGGGGCGCGCCGGCGCCGGCGGACGCGGTTGCGCACACCTGGCTGGCGTCGCACACCTATGCGGAGGGCGATATCGTCACGCCGCCAACGCCGAACGGCCGCAGCTACATCGCGCTCGAGGGCGGAAACAGCGACACGCTCGAGCCGGGTTCATGGCCGACCGACAGCGGTGAATCGTTCACCGACGGCGGCGTGACCTGGCAACTCGTGGCGGCTCCCTACGCCAAGATCCCGAAGGCCTTCTGGACGTCGATTTCTGGCCAGTGGGAAGGCAACTTCGTGGCCGGTTACAACGGCGTCTACGTCAGTGGCCAGAATTCCGGCGTGAGCGGCCGCGTCAAGCGCGCGGGCACGGACGGCGCGGCATTGCTGCCCAGCGTCAGCGACGCGCTTATTTGCCACGTCGACGCGGCACGCGAGCGCGGCCGCCACGAGCTGGCCAAGGCCGATCGGCGCAAGACCGAGACCCTGCGCTTGCCACTGCTGCCGGCGCCCGCCGGCATCGGCAATCCCGGCGTGCTGCAGCGTGGCCAGCTGCTGCAGCTCGAGGAGATCGACGGCACCCTATGGCTTGGCCAGGTGCTGTCGGTGCAGATCGACGCGACGCGCTCGAGCACGGCCTTAAGCGTGCGCCAGACGGCCAGTGTGGAGCGGCACGCATGATCAACTTCTGGCGCCGGCTGACCGGCATCCTGCCGACGGATCCGCTGCGGCTCGGCACGATCGACACGGTCAACGCCGACAACACCGTCACGTGCACGCTGTCGAACGGCGGCAAGTTGACCGTGCGCGGCACCGGCACCGTCGGCGACCAGGTGTGGATCCGAGACGGCAAGGTTCAGGACACCGCGAGCGGCGTGACCACGTTCGCGGATCAGGACGTGTGA